TAATCTTTTGATAGGTTTTTTCTTCGATTTTCATTGTTATCTCTTTTTTACTAGCTCTCAGCAAAGTTTACAACCCAGTTCTTATCCGTCGCTGCTTGAATTGCACTTTCAGATATACTGCTTTGCAATGCGGTATTAAATGTTATCGTTTGCGATGTTTTCCCCGTAAGATCAGCTAACATTCCCAATATTAAAGATTCTACATCACTTGGATTCAGCAAAGGGCTATCAGAAAATGATAGATTTGTTTTTATAGTAGATGTGTTTTTAAAATAAGTTAGATTGGTGCATTTATAAAACATTAAATTTGAGGATCTTACTTTGGAAAAATCAAAATTTGAAAAAGAAACCAGATTAGCGCATCCTATAAACATACCATCTGTAATTGACACTTTTTTAAAACCTGACCCTATAAATTCTTTTATTCCTGAATTAGATAAAAAATCTTGGCAATTTGTTATAGATTCAAAATCTTGTCTATTAAATAATTTTAGATTTTCAACCTTATAAAAAAGATGATGACCATTTATTACATTTGAGAAATCAAAATAACTCGGTACTGTTTCAAAGGTAGAATAAGCGAATTTAATCCCCTCTGCTGCCACGTCGATTTTGGTAGGTTTTCCTCCCTCCCCCCTATTACTTGTATTAATTCCTAAAATTATTGTTCCCATTTTCTATATTATATTTTTCTTGCAATTCTAAGGCTTCTTGTTCTGGTAATTCCATATATAAATCCAAATTGTAGTCATCTGGAATAAATAATTCCTTTGCTACTATTACCCCATTTATAAAATCCTTGTTTACAAATAGGAACCCTTCTTTTGATACTAAATGTTTCATATCATTTGGTAATTACAACCCAATTTTTATCCGTAGCTATCTTTATATCTTCTTCCATAAGTTCAGATGTCCCCGGATTATCTACTATGTTAATAGTTCTACTATTTGAATTTTTAAAATCTGGTAACCTATTAAATAATGATAATAAACTATCTTTTTCAAATTTGGCTCTTAATAAATTTATATGAGTACTCCCATGATCAAAAGGTGACTCGTTGCTGAAATATAATGAATTTATGTATGAATCATTTGCAATAAAACATCTTAGCTTTATTTCATTATTACCAAAACCCATACTGTATTTAAAATAATTAAACCCAGTACATATTATAGCTTTATCAGAAAATTTTCCAATATGCTCATTTGGAAAATTTTCTACTTCCTCTAAATTATATAATTGACTAAAAGAACTTGTTAAATTATCTACATAAGAAAATAATGACTGGTCTTTTGGGAAAATTAATCTCCTAAGTCTTATACAACCACTTAACATGTAACCAAGATCCTTCCAATTTTCAGAACTTTGTTCCGGTAAATAAATTTCTTCTACAATGTCATTACCCTCAAACAAATTTGAAATAGAAGAAAAAGTAAACTTTCTCAAATCATATGACTTCTTTAACAATATTGGAGCATAAAGTTTTGAAAATAGAGCATTAGCATATGAACCCACTAACTCTGGGTTAAATATATTTATTGGGTAATCTGGATAATTATTTGGAAAAATATTCCCAATAAGTTTTTCAAACTTTATATTATTGCTATCAAACTTTATCTCTTTTATAAATCTGGAATTTAGTGTATCGTTTTTACCTATTATATGTTTACCATGAACTCTTATATATTCCACATATGGTGGATATTGTAAATTATGATCAGAACATATCAAGTTAGTATATAATCCTTCTCTATTTATTGATACTGCTTTTATAATGGATTTACTATAATCTCCATTATTGCTATAGTTTGATAAGATAATATTATTGTAAGTAATATTATCTTTAATGATAGTAATATCTACAAACCAAAATCTTTCACCATTACTATCTAACTTACCACTTCCATCAACAAATTTATGGTTTACTCTATTATACCCCCGTATACCACCATTTACAATATCTTCAATAATACCATCACCCCAATTTACACGTATATCTTGGTCATAAAACCAAAAAGACACATCATAATCTTCATCTCCCCACTTATATACAATCATCTGTATATGGTTTTTTGGAGTTTCTTCAAGACTATCCCATAATGGGTCTAATTTATATTGTCTTTGTACTTCTTGAACAATAGCTGGAACTACTACCTCTTCTTCTACAGAAATTGGGTTTGAAGGATAAAGTACCTCTTCTTCTATAATAACATTCATGATACAATTTCTATATTGGTATATTCGGTTTTATCTCCATAATCCCAAATCCCATCATTAAAATCAGAATCTGGGGTATTGAATGCTCTAGTTACCCTTAATATCCCACATTGAAAGGTATTTGAATTTACAATCACTATAATATGATTATCTTCAATCTTATGGTTTACTCTTGTAGTACCATCATAACTAGCAACTAACCGGTTATCCTTTGCATCTTTATAAGTAAATTTAAACTGGATATCTTTTGGGTCAATCAATACTCTTTTGGTCTCCCCATTTTCTTCCTGTTTTGCATATAAACCCACTTTAATTTTAAAATCTGCCCAGTATGGTTGTGGTTGTATTTGATTTTCCATATCAAATTATTTCATAAACTTTTCTACCATTTGTATTTCTTATTATGGATTGTTTTCCAGAACTTATTATGGTAGTATCTGATACATAAGATTGTAAAATATCTTCATTCTCTTGTGGGTCTTCTTTATCTAATATGATAAAGAATAAAAGAGCTTCATCTGATGCTTGTGCAACTTGGGTATCTCCAGATGGTTTATATACTTTCCCATTTAATATAAACCTATCTTCGGACCAATTAAAATCCCAATACCCATATTTGTTTAATAAATTGTTTTCCCTTAAAAGGTTAGCAGAAATATATAAAACCAAATTACCATTATCTAGTTCACCAGAAATGGAATTTCTTCCAGATGATGCCCAGGTTTTAATAAAATTATATTGGAATAACCCCTCTAATTGATAAGGTACATATTTAACTCCAACATCTTCACCAAAAGCCAATGGTTGGTTTATTTTTCTTAACCATAGAAATGGTTGTTTACCAGCATCTATATCTATGAAGTTATTTATTATGGATTTATATTTATCCCAATCTTTTTGGGACATTCTGCTAATTTTTGGCATATTACCTTAATACTTCTAATGGGTCTGGACCATCCAATAATCTTGGTTTCCTTCTGTTTACCACTCTTGGTACTACAACCCTAGTTTGGTTTTCACAGATTGGTAGATATATATCTAACCTTCCTGCTAGCATACATAAATTATGTTTCAGTATATCTATGAAACCACCAGGTTGGGTTGCTTTGGTTATGTTTGATATAAAATCTTTTTCAGATTCTGTATCATTAAAATATTCTACTTCTGTTGGTCCAGTTACAATCTTTTTTATTGAACCTCCAGATGCAGAGGATGTATCTGATGAGGAACCAGAACTTTGGGAAGAATATTCCCCTCCACATTCTGAACCTTGTGAATTATCTTTTATAATGGTTTGAGAAGTAGCATTGATTACATTTTGAATGTTTAATATCATATAATCATAAGCAGCCAATTCCATTATTAATTGATTTTCTAGAGCTTCATAATAAAGTTCATTATTAAAATCTTCTACTGGAATTTCATGATTTACTAGTGGCTGAATATATAATTGCCATTTCTCAATAAATTGTTGTTTAACACTTGATGGTACCTTTCCAAATATTGAATAAGGTATATAAGTATTAATCAACACATATATACTGTTTGATAAATGGGTTTTTACTTTATCAGATATCAAAACAGTTTTTATTACCTTTTCTACTGGTCTATTATTGGAATCAACAATTGACATTGAAACCCTATAAAAACCCATTTTCTGATATTCATGTGTAGGGTTCAATTCAGTTGAAGTTTCCCCATCACCAAAGTCCCAAGAGTAGGTATACTCATCTGGGACTTCATATGATAGGTTTATAAAATTTGATTTTAACCCTACAGTGTTGAATATAAAATCAACTACCATAGTTTATTTTTTTTTAATCCCCTGAAGGTTCTTCGTCTTCTTCCATTAAAGCTTCAACAATAGATAGTTTAGTATCTTCATCTGTTACTTCAATATCAAAAGAAGCTGCCATTGTTTTTAGGGTTTCCAAATTGAAAGCTTTGGCAATTTTTTCACTGGTCATACCAGATTCTACCATTTCTTTGAATTTTTCAATAGCTTTCTTATTATCAACCTTTACATCTTTTTTAATCTCTTTTTCAATGTTTTCATTGGTAATTACCAAATGACCACCATTGATAGCAGAACGGATTCTTTTTGAATTGTATTGTTGAGGTGTTAACTCTTTTATTTCACCCTTTTTAATGGTAATACCAGTGGATTGGTCATGGAATATATAAGCTTTTGAACCTACCTTTACTTTTGTACCCATAATTGATTTGATTTAATAAATTAATAATTTGATACCTGGTACCCATGTATATTTATGGAATACCAGGTATCTTTTATAAATGAAAAGAGTTTACTGCTCAATGTTTACAGTGATATAGGGGTCAATATTCATCCATTCAGGGAATCCATTTGTACTAAATTCCTTAGTAGAATCAATCAATATTGAAGCATCTCTATACATCTTGGAGAAACCAGTGGTAATTGTAGCATATACAGCTTCAGTTTGATTAGATACAATCTTTTCAGATTCAATCATCAATTGACGAGCTGTAAGCTTAATTAATGCAGAACTGGGGTCTACCAATAATACATTATTTTCAGGTACCCCAGGATGAATATAGAAATCAGAGCTGCTGGGAA